CGAGAAGAATGCCTTCGCTACACATATAAATACAAGTGAAGAAAAGGTACCGGATAACTTTGAAAATGCTGGTGCATGGTTCGATAGCCTAAAAGAAGCACAGAAGGGTTACACACAAGCACGACAAGAGATTGCTGAATTAAAGACACAGCAAATAGCTGCTGCTCCGGTCCAAGCGGATGAAATGTCTAGCCCACAATTAACTAATGAGCTACGGATTCCAGAACCTAGTGTGGTAGAGGAAGAAACCGAAGCTCCAAAAATACTTGATGAAGGAACTTACGAATCTTGGGGCATGGAATTTGCTGCTAACGGTGAGTTTTCAGAAAGTACTCGGAACGATATCAAGCAGCGTACCGGGTTTACGGATAGAATGCTTGAAGATTATGTCACAGCACAGAAGGCTAGGCTAAGAGAATCGTATTCAACCGCCGCCAATACAGTTGGTGGTCAGGATAGATTAGATAAGATTTTCAAATGGGCTAGTAACAACCTTCCAGCTGATGACATGCAGGGAATAAACATGGGTCTCGCTTCACCACAATATGAAGTAACTCTCAGAGGACTAGCGTCGATGTATGATAGCTCAGTAACAGCCGCAAAAGCAAAGGAACCCGTCAAGAACGAGAACCTTACGCAGGTTGCTGCTAGCCAAAAAGGTATATTACCTTATGCTACTCAACGCGAATTCAAAGCTGAGAGGAATGATCCTAAGTTTCAGTATGAGCCACAGTACCGTGATATGGTACAACGTAAGATGGCTATAACAGACTGGAACACATTACCTGCATAAGGGGAAAGCGGAACCCGACTGGGAGACTTAAGTTGAACTGTATAAATCCCCCTCTTAACCGAGGCAACGGATAATACTAAGTTACTAAAGTTCCGCTATGAAAAGGACTCGAAAGAACAATCCTAAGTATATAGTAATTTTAATGAACCGCATAATAATTTTACTTTAATTTTTTAGGAGGATTTCTTATGACTGCTGTAGGAGATTTAGGACACGACCGTCTCGCATATCGCGAGGCTGTAGGTGGAGAAGTATCAGGTGCATCTTACGTTGACAACGTAACCGCTGGTAAGCTTTGGCTTCCAATTTGGTCTGGCGAAGTCATCAATGCATATGATGAATTTAATCAATTTGAAGGTATGGTGAAATCCCGTACAATTCCTAGCGGTACCACGGTTGAAATTCCAATCACTGGTACGGTAGACCTTAAACCTTTTTGGAATGCTGGTGAAGAACTCACTGGTGGTTCAACTGCAACAACGTCAACATTCCAGCTCAAGCTCGATAAGCGACCAATGGCCGCACACTTCGAAATTGATAATGTTGATATGATGTTGACACAGTGGGAGTTTCGTAATGAACTCGCACGTCAAGCTGCTCAAACTTTAGCTAATGCTAGAGACAAGCAGATTTATTCGTATCTAACTCGATGTGCTGTAACAAGCCAGATCGCTAATGACCCTCGTCCTACGTTGAACTTGGACGATGCGTTGTATGGTGATGATGGAACGGGCTCATTAAAACTTTCATCTTGGGGTACAGCTGGTGCTGCTGCAGCAGATCGTGCTACAGGTGCTCTTAGTGCCCTTGAGAAAGTTGAGAAGTATATTGTCTTCCTTCAGGAAAACAATGTTCCATACGATAGATTGTTTATGGCTGTAAGCCCACAATGTTTCATGGATATTCGTGCTCTTGGTGTGGCTCGTGCCTCTGCCGACCTCGGTATTGGTACTACGAACACGGCAAGTCGTCCAATGTTCAGTGGTAATGATTCTTATAGCTTGGGTAGTGGAATGAAGGATTCATATGGTCAACTCACTGATTCACTTGAGTATATGGGTTGTAATATTATCAAGACTAATCATGGTTCTGATAATCTTAGAGATACCTCAGGCGGTACTACTTTAGGTGAAGCTAAGTATAATCTTGACTGGCTTATGGGCATGACAGACTCAACCACCGAAACTACTGGTGTTCGTGCTGTTATGTTTACTCCTGAGTCTGTGGGAGCGATTCGTTTACAAGGTCTTAAAGTTGACGTTGTGGATGATATTCGTCGTAATACAACCTTTACGGTTGCTTCGATGATGAATGGTACTGGTGTTCTTCGTCCTGAGTGTGCGGCATTGATCCACGCTGGGAATGGAGATCATGCTGATAACGACACCCGAGCTGAGCTACGTGGTGCTAGTAAAATAGATGTGGATGCAGATGGCTACGTAGAAGCGTAACTAATCTGATAGAAATATCATTTGCCTTGGCTCCCTTAGCGGGGAGTCAAGGTTTTAACAAAGGAGGATCGGTAACATGGGTAGTATTTCTAAGTTAGATGCAGTAAATCACATGCTGTTAATGGCAGGAGAATCTTTGGTATCCGATCTAGAGGAAAACTCTGGGCTAGATACAGAGACAGCACAGTTCTGTTTAGATCAGTTCATTCGTGACTTTCAGATGCGTGGTCTTGCTAATAATCAATACATTAAGAAGACAACCTTAACTACTGATGGGCAGATTACACTGCCCACGTCTCCTTACGATACACTGTCGGCTGAACTAGCTTCAGACCACTCCAGTGTCGAGAACTTTAGAATCGCTGGTATATCTAAGGGTACTGTTGACAAGTACTTATGGAATGTTACTGATCAAACCGATCAATGGGCTAAGGATATTGAGTATACTATAGTGATAACTCAAGCAATTCCTTGGGAAGATATGGATACTCCAGTACAACGTGGAATCCTATCATCTGCTGCTAGACAATACCAAATGGTAACACAAGGCGATGGAGATGCTGATATGTACTTAACAGGTTTAGAATCATTATATGTAGCTAAGGCTAAGGGTGCTGATTTAGATGACCGTAGACGTACAATATTCTCTGCTGCTCCAGACAAATTAAAAGATGCTAGGGATAGACGTGGTAGTAATACTCCAGACTTTAGGTACTGGCGTACTACGAAGTCTGGAGGATAATAATGGCTAAACGACGCGGTTCATCATTCTTTCCAATAAAGATACCTATCAATACCCTAAGTGGTGGCGTAGGTAGACAGGCTCCTACTAAGAGACTTCCTTCTGAAGTAGAAAATATGGATAATATATTCTGTACTACAGAAAGATCTATAGACAAACGAAATGGCTTCAGTCCTTTGGAAGGCTTTGGATTAGATATGGATATAGACTCGGATATGGAAATCTGGTGGTATTGGTTCTTGGTGGGTAAAAAACAACAGTATATTGTTGGCTTAGATTTTGATGCTACGAGTAATACACAACAATTATTATATGTTTATAAATTAGAAGATGATGGTTCAGTTAGTAAACAAAATATAGACCCAGCATTTATAGATATGCCAAGTACTGATCCAGACTGGAACCCTGATTACAGCGATATTAGGAAATATATTACACATAGTACTACAGAATCAGCTAAAGATGTTTTGAGAGCTGTATCAGTTGGCTCCTCTGTTCTTGTGTTGAATACAGAAGTTAAGGCTGGTTTTTCTAGCGATGGTACTGATAATTATATGTTTAATTTAAACGGTGAAAAGACTTCGGTTACAGATATAAGAGGTCGGAAGATAGAATACCAAACATCTATTACCGTAGACCCTGAAGGTACTGCTGAAGTATGGACTGCAGCTTCAGATTATATTTGGGATCAGGGTGCTATTGATACTACAGTCGTTGATAATGCACCTGTATACAATGTTCATACCGTAAAGACTGGCTTAGAAGCAGATCAGTTACCTGGTCCAACTAATGGTGTTAATAATACTAATCCCGCTGGGGCAACAACCTATTGGAAGACTGCTCAAAGAACAACAAAATATATTCCTGTAGAAGATTATGTATATCCAGATGGAACAAAACTATACTTAGGTCAGTCTATTTCTAAATGGTCTGACCTTAAGTTTCCTCCAGATGCTAATGATCTTACTGCACATAATGGTGATACACTCACAAAAGCTACGATTCAAACTTTATATCCAGATTCAGGGGATGCTTCAGGTTCAGGTAAGATATATTATTTGAACCAATCATACCTTAGTAGTACACCAGGATGGTACCGAGTAATAAATTCAGAAAATACACCATACTTAGAAAAGGTACGTACTCCTGATGAGATGGGTGTTATAGATAAAAACAGAATGCCTATGCAAATATACTTAGACGAGGCTAATAATCATTGGTCTATTCGTAAGATAAACTGGGATGCTAGAACATCTGGTACAACAAACAGTAATCCAGGTCCATCATTCTTTAAAGATAATGACAAGAAAGCTAAGCAAGTTAAGATAAAAGCTATATCATACTATAGAGATAGATTGTTCCTAGCATCGGAGGATACATTAGTTTCCTCTAGATTGGGTGACTTTGATAACTTCTACCTAGATGATCCTGCTAACATAACCTTTAGAGATCCTGTGGATCTTAAGGTCTCATCAAATGTATACACCCCTATCACCTTCTTACAACCCTTTAAGGACTTCTTGTTCTTAGGTACATCGGGTGATACACAATATGAACTCATGGGATCAGAGAACCAGATATCTCCACTGACTGCTGAGATAGCTCCTACGTCATTCTTTCCAATGTCTGAGGATATGTCCCCACTTGTGATGAATAATAATCTATTCTTCTTTGCTAAGAATCGTTTATTTATATACTTCCCAAGCTTTGAAGCAACGGGTCAACAAGCATTTGAATTATCACAACACGTACCTGAGTACTTACCTGATAATTACTGGGCATCTACTGTATCTGCAGCTCATAATATGATATTTGCTATAGGTGGTGCTAGTCCAAGTAATGTACTATATTGCTATAGAAATCAGACAGCTGGCGAACAGATAGTTCAAAATGCTTTCTTTACCTTCTCTTTACCTACTTCTTGTAAAGTACATTCTGTATCGTGTATAGGTGATGATCTATATGTTATAACAAAACAAAGTAATGCTATTGGTAATTATATTACACAGATACAAAAGATGACGCTATTACCTGAAGATGGTAATATTCCTAGAATAGATAACAGAGTACTTACCAGTGCTTCACAAGTTGTGTATGACTCTAGTTCTAATGAAACTAGTTTTACTGTTCCTATTTCTATGAATAGTTTTAATCAATTTATATCTATCAGCGGAGAACACGAAGGATCTATAATCGATGTAACTGTTATAGGCAGTGAATCTACCAGTGAAAAGACTCGTCTAAAAGCATCGGGTAATTATAGTTTACTGAGTGGAGGATATATAGGCACAAAAATGAATAGCGAAGTAATTCTATCGGATATCTTTGTAAGAGACGAAAAAAATAATATCATACCAGGAACTTTAAACTTAAGATATGGAGTATCTAGGCATCACAAGACTGGACCCTATGATATAACTACATCCAGAAAGGGTAGAGCAGAAAAGGTTTACTCTTTTGTACACGAAACCGTTGGTTCAACAGAAGCATTATTAGAAGATGACTTCTACGAATTAGACGGGGTTTTTAAATTTCCAATTATGGGATTCGCTGATGATATTATAATTAAGATAACATCAGACTATCCTAATCCAATGAACATAACAAATATAGAACTCTCTGGTAAATTCAAAAGAGTACCTCACTTCTTAACAACATAGGAGACAAGCCGTGGCTTACGACAACAACACAGATAAAGTAACCTTTATCAAAAAAACAGGTAGTGAGATTATCTCCAATGATTACAAAATAGATATATCCTCCTTATTAGATAGTACATCTAAACTTTCATCAGTCTTAAACGATTCAGATGAAATTATGATAGTTCGTAAGTTCGACAGTAGTTCTATTTCTCCAGCAATAACCGCAGACGAAGCTTGGTCTGCTTGGGTGTTGCCAAAAAATAATTCCAGCGGAAGTACTATGTATTCTTTGTCTGGAAACGATGTAACATTTTCCCAAACAGCTAGTGATTATACGTGGACTACAATCCACAGTGGTCGGGCTGCTGATGTAGCTCTACCAGCCCTAGCAAGTGGCGATACTGTGTATGTCTTAAGAAAGACGTATGCTTTACAACACCTAGTTACATGGACTGCTGGTTCTAAAATTACCAGTTCAAATCTTAATCTATTTGGCGATCAGTTTCTAAACCTTAGCCAAGAATTAATATCTATGTGGCAAAATATTCATAGCTATCATCCCGCTATGGGACAACCAAGTGGTATCTGCCCCCTTGATTCTAGTGGACTGGTGCCCTCAACTAACATGGGTGGTGCAAACGTTGGTGATGGACTTGCTGGAGTTGGATCCGTTGCCAGTCCTTTGGTAGTAGATCTTGATGGAGATAGTTTAGAATTCTCAAGTGGAAATCTTAAGGTTGCTACAGTAGATGGACTAACTTCATCTTCAACTTCAAAACCCCTATCAGCTAATCAAGGCAAACTATTAAATGAATCAATCTTAACTCTTACTTCAGGTATTGTATATAAAGGTGGATTTGATCTAGTAACTAAAGATGCAGCTGATCTTGGAACTCCTGTTGCAGGATGGACTGTTGGGCATACTGGATCAGGTATCACTTCTCATGCTTCTTGGGGATCTCTAACGATTGCTAATGGTAACTTGGTACGTTACAATGGATCTGCGTGGCAAGTTGCTCAGTCTGCTGCTAGTGTCCTTGCTGATGGTACTATTGAATTATCTGCGGATTGGGATGCTGGTTCAACTAGAACTATATCAGCTAAGACTCAAGCTAATACGGACAGCTCAACTAAACTTGCTACTACAGCGTGGGTAAGAACCCATACTGGTGCTGCAAGTGCCAATATGATTTTGACTAGTATAGCAGATGTCTATGTTGATGACTCAACAGTTGCTGAAGGTGATATGATTTATTGGGATGGTAACTCTTGGGAGCCTATTCTACTTAATGACATAACTCCTGGCTCTAATAAAATTATAACTACAGGTGACAGTATTGAAGATCTTGCTGACGTAGGGTCTATGACACCAGGTGAAGGAGAGGTTCTAACATTTTCTAGTGGTTCGTGGGTCTCAACTGACATTGGTGTAACGCCATCTGTTGTAACTTGTGCTGGTGCTACTCCTGCCTCAGATACTGCCACTGGTGCTGATGCTTCAACAGCAGTACTAGCAGCACTAAATAATGTTAACTTAGGATCAAATGTAACACTAGGAATGGATACGTCTGTACTAAGTGTTCTTGAGTTTGGTGGGAAGACACACTTTATTGGAGATGGAACAGCTGTAGCTTCTACAGTAGCACCAGACTTTAGAAAAAACGTAACTATTAGAAACGGCACTCTGAAATATAATCTTGGTGATAATGATGATAAAATCTTGCTTAATTATGAGTCAACTACTGCATTATCTACAACTACTAGCAATAGCATAAGTATGGGAACATCTAAGGTTTCTGTAGCTTCCTCTACAGGATATAATGTTGGAGATTTTATTAAGATTGTAGCAGATAATGACCCAGCAACAGCCAGTGATGACGATGTTCATCATGTATATGTGTCGAATACCGCGGAAGGGAATAGATTTTACTCTCAATGGATAGGTGAAATTGCCCGTATTGAAGGAAATAATATATATCTAACACACCCTATGCATGTAGAATTTACTTCGGGTGCAGCGGTTTCTCGTAATGGTGTGGGAACCAGTGGTCAAGACCAACTAAAAAATATTACATTCGAGAATATGCATTTTGAAGACTATTTAACATCAGAAACACTTTTGGGTAGTAATCCAATCACGCTAACTAGTGGAAGCTCTAACTTTACAGTTACCTTTCCTGCTGGACATGGAATGTCAGTTGGAGGCGCTTTCCAACTACAAGGTGTTGATGCTTCTTATGGTGATGGTAGTACAGGGTATACAACCGCTGATCCAGCAAATAGCGTAGAAGGTGATATTAATGATTGGTTTAATATTACTGCTGTAGATGGTAATGAAATTACTGCGGTCTTGGCTAATAGTGCTGTAGCAAATACTACCGGAGCTACTGGTGGTACAACTGCTCAGCTGTTTATTAGTAGACACACTGGTACACGTATAAAAAGTGGTTATAATATTACTTTTAAAAACTGCACTTGGAATGGATTTTCTAGATACGCTGCAGAAGTAAGAGAGTGTAAGAATGTACGCTTTGAAAATTGTGTCTTTAGGAATTGTTTTCCTGAAAATAATACTACTGCATCGGGTGCTGTTCGGATAATCGAATGTGATAATGTTTCCTTTGATAATTGTAGATTTGAGAGATGTGTTAATGGTATATTTGTTGCCACAGTAGCAAGTAGAGTATCTTCAAATATCTATATTAGAAAATGTTATTTTAACTGTGGTAGACCTATTTGGTCGAGCTCTGCGAATTTTATTTCACAAAAATTTGAGGTAAGTGATTGTACGTTTGAGGCAATGCGTTATAGAGACGATATAGCTTGGATGGTGAAGACAGGAACAAATCGGTTACAATGGTCTTGCATACAGGTTTACGGTGCAGAAAATACTCGGATTATAGGTAATGATATGTCAGCACAGGCAGAGATACCTAGTGGATCTGATACCTTTGAGCAAGCTCCGTTCTGGGGTGCTGGAAACGGTTGGGATAGAGATGACGAGAACAAAGGCGCTATGCATGATAAAATTCCAGTAAATCGAGGAGCTATATACTTAAGAACTCAAAACAATCGCTGGAATACTTATGACAGGCAATTCGGAAGTGCTGGTAAAACTGTAATAAGAGAGAATATTATTATAACCTGGGATAGCAGCCCCACGGTCGTTATTGTTCCAATGTGGAATACTGTGGTAGCAGATCAAACAACTGGACAATTCGATAGCACTATATCTATCGTGAATAATAATACTCACGTACAAGGAGAGGCTTATGATATAGATATGCAATACGGTTCGCAATTAACAAACTTACATAACTGTTATGGATTTACAATTTCTGGAAATAAAAATAAGTCTACAAGAGCATGGAAATCTATCCCAGGAGAAGTTGTCGCAACAGGCGATGCCCCCAATACTCTTAGGTTCTTAACCCTTAGTACTCGAGCCTCGGGTGGTAAAGGAGGACGATTTGTGTACGGTAGAATAACCGACAATAACTCGGTATTTAGCCATGATGATGGAATACAGATAAACCTTGGAGGTGTATCAGGAGGAGAGTCGGTAGTTGGCGTTATACATACTGTTTTAATTACTAATAATTTACTTACAAACGGACTTTATGGAATTTACAGTATCATATCAACAACCGCAGGAAGGGATCTATGCGCACATTGTGTACTAGGAGAGAATTTCTTTAGATCAATAAAAGAGGAAGCTCATTATAAT